CCGAATCGAGTGTTTCGTGATTGCAAGACACGTGGCGACATACTCAATGAATGCGGAAACGACGGTGTTGAGCTCCGTCGTGACACCAGATCCGCTGCTATTCTTGAAGCCGGTCTTAATTGGCTTGCCATTGAGAATTGTCCTGAAGTTCACGTTCGACTCGAGGATCTTCTTGACCTCATCAGAGTCGCTTGGGTGAACGAACGCCATAACGAAGTCGACGAACCAGGTGTAGATGTATTCACTGATCGTCTCGTCCATCTTGGAGTAGTCCGTGTCGTGCAGGCCGCTCACCTCGCCACCTTCATCGACATCGCTAGCGCCTTGGGCGATCTCGGCGATCTTGCGGATTGCCATCGCGATGTTGTGGGGAGAGTTGCCAGGTTGGTAGAACTCGCAGTTCTTGAGTACTTCCTTGACAAGGAGGCCGACTCGTCCAGTCTGAATGGCCATTTCCTCAGTGTACTGCGTAATTCCACGGGGCGCGGCGCTCGCCTTTGGTGCCACCTCGTGTTTGAGGCTAGTCTTGGGCATCGGTTCGAGAGCGACGAGCTCGGCGTTGCGTTGAAGACGCGCGGCTTGCAGAGCCTGGGTCCGCCGTTGATAAATTATTTCGCGGCCAGGCAGCGTCACCGAATGGAGCTCGATTCCGGTCTCACTGGAAACGAACCCGATGAAGCGCGGGAGGAGGAACGAAGAAATCTCCTTGATGTTGACAGTGGGATCAGTCTTGTTGCTGAACTCCCGGAGGCGCTTGTTGAGATACGCGTCATAGGCAGCGTCGGACCTCGTGTCCGCCACGCCTGGTCCGCCACCAGCGATGTTGGGTGCACCCTGTGTAGCGGTCCCTTCCTCGACTATGTCACCGTCGTCAAGTGACCCGGCTTGACTGGTGTACATGATGTTTGGTCGAGGGCGATAGTCGATGGGGATCCCAAAGAAGGCAACCACGATGGGTTCGATGCCTCCGGGACGCCAGAGCACGTGTTGCTGCATTGTGCGCTTGACTTCGGACGTCCCATACCCCTTAGGGCGGTTCTTCCCCATGGTGGTGAACACCTTGTACTGGTTCTCGTCCACCTCCACCGACGTGTGAGCGCCCTGGTCGTATGCGTACTTGATGCTGTACGTTGGGCGCTTGGTGTCACCGAACAGGCCCAAGAGGAACACGTCCTGCCTGGCCTTTGACTCCCCTTGGACGACGACGACGTTGCTTGCCTTGCGTAGTGAAACGCCGTCAAGAGGGGTTCCCTGTGCCGCAGTGCACATCATGTCGCAGACGGCCTTCGAGAGGGTCGTTGTAGTATTGCGAGCCAGCCAGACCCACTTGTGATGCGAGCCGGGCTGGTACTGAATGCACACGTTGTAAGTCGTGAATGCGGTCTTGCCAAGGTGTTCGATGAAAATGAAGTCGTTCGCGGCGTAGTCCCACGGCTTCTGGTTAGGATAGGTCGCGCCGTTAACGGCGGCGACGCGCTCTGTCACAACCACGTCGCCTCGGCCATCCACCGTGTAGTACCACGTCGAGTCGGTGCCCTCACCCGCGAGCTTGGTGTACTCGGGGGTGATGATCACCATGTTCTCTCCGGCATACCTGGCGAAGTCATTGATGTACATGTCCTGGTCGACAAACGTGTACACCATGCCGGATGAGTACTGTTCCACCCCTCCGGGCTGTCCAATGCCCGGGTCAGAGTGCTGCAGGTCCTTGATGCCGTGCACCTCGCGGCGGCCAGCAGCCTTCTTGTCGCGTGCGGCGCCGCTCTTGCTCTCGTCGTACATCGAGAAGCCAGCGTCATGCAGCGCGTCGCGCGTGGCGGTCACGCCAACCTTTCGGGAGGCGGCCGCTGTAGGGTGGTTGCTTCCGTTGCTCGCAATGGCGCTACCGCTTGCAGCAGGCGGTTTGAAGTTCTGCGCCAACTGCCGAAAGAGTGAATGGTCGTGTTGTTTCTGATGTTTCGGGACCTTCCTCCGGGCAGTCGAGTCGAAAGCGTGCGATACCGTCTCGGATCGGATGATTGCCGAGGCGACACGCAATGCGCGCTCCTCGCCAGTGACTTGGGTGCTGCGGTCTTTAATCCACCAAGTGGAACCTTGGACAGACGAGTGCTTAATCTTCAGAAGCTCTCGCCGCAAGTAGCCGCGTGCCCACGCACTCACTGGAAGACACAAGACTTCAATCTCCCGAGAGGCAAGTTTGGCGATGGTGCGCAGCCATGGCACGCGAAGAGCATCCCCGATAAAGAGGTTCTCTTGCGTGGCACGGCGATCGTCATGGATGAGCAGGCCTTCCAGAAACTGGGAGACCGGCTCGCCAGCCTTCACGCCACCTGGT